ATTGGGTTAAACTTTCCTCTTCCAACTGTTTATAAAATTCACCTACTGTAATAATTTGTTTAGGTGTTGCTGATGTTTTAATACAATTTGCTAACCAACTAATCCAAATAACATTGCCTCTTACGTATCCTCCTGATGGGTCTATTCTATCAACAGATGGTGACAATCTCCAATCCGAATCATATCCCGCTTTCATTTCTACATTTAATGCAGGACACTTACCATCTTCAGGATAAATACTTTGTAAATACTTTCCATCCAGATCATAGAGTATTTTGTTTTTTCTGGATTTAATTTTTAATTTACTTGCTCTTTCTCCAAAATACCTATACACCTCAGTAGTTGGTTTGGCTCTGCTCTTATCATATTCTTTTTGATACTCTGTTAGACGCTCTTTATTTTTTTGATAATATTCTTTCATATACTCTGCTTTACGCTCTTTATTTTTCTGTTTATATTCTTTATCATACTCTGCTATACGCTCTTTATTTTTCTGTTTATATTCTTTATCATACTCTGCTATACGCTCTTTATTTTCCTTTCTATATTCTTTACCACACTCTGCTATACGCTCTTTATTTTTCTGTCTATATTCTTTTAGACGCTCTTTATTTTTTTGATAATATTCTTTCTGGTATTCCGCTCTAGACATCAGTCAGTATCTTCCAGAAAGGGGTTGTCGATCTGTGTCATACGACCCGTATCTTTATTGTAGTGCAGGTAGCAAGCTACTCCTGTGTCTCCAGTGTATCTGTTCTTTAATATCCTAACCGTAGTTGTGTTGGCTTCTATCTCATCGTCTGCCTGCTGGTTTCTTTCAAGGGCTATGACACTATCAGAGAGATGTGCGATACTTGCTGAACCTCTAAGATGTGAGAGCGATACTTCCTTGCCATCCTCATGTCCTCTGTCACCTGATGGTCTGCGTAGGTGGGAGACAAGCATAAGACCTATACCTGTTTCCTCCACCAGTGATCGAAGCTTGGTCATAAGAATGTCAATAGACTTACGCTCATCACCGTTGTCTTCCTGTCCACTGACAAGAATACTGAGGTGGTCAAGGATTACCCACTTGCAGTCAAGAGCCTTTGCCATGTACCGTACACGATCAAGAATCTCATCGTTGTTGATCGATCCAAAATGATCAAAGGCAAAGAACCTCCCGCTGTCTACTGTCTTGTTCTGCCAATCTCTTAGCTGCTCGTCACTAAACTTCTTTCGTATCTCCCTGATGTACAACCTGGCATCAGCTTCAACTGACATGATATTGAATGCAGTATTCTTTACGTTCTCCTCCATTGCAAGGACACCTATGTTGTCCTCTGTGCTGCGAAGGATGTGGTGCATAAGCTCCCGCATTGCGGATGACTTGCCCATCCCTGCACCACTGGTGAAGCAGACAAGCTCACCTGTCCTCATGCCATAGGTCTTTTCATTAAGCTTCGGCCACGGATACAGACACGTCTCGCTGTACGTTTCTTCATAGAGACTTTCACCAAGGTCGGCAAGATTTATTATACCTGCTGGTGTATAAGTCTTTGCATTCCACCAGGCTTGAGTAAACTTCTCACGTTGTCCCATCTTGAGATACTCATTGGCATCCTTGTGTTCAAGATTTATTATCTTGCATTTGTTTGGTTCGAATAACCTAGCCACCTCCGTAGCTGCTGCCTTACCTGCTGCATCATTGTCAAAACACAGAACAATATTTTCAAACCTGTTAAGATATTCAAGCGACTGCTTGCAATTCTTGAGCGCACCTGTAGCACCATTCTTGATGGATACTGAAGCATACTTGGAACCAAGAAGCTGGAAGGCACTCATGGCATCTATCTCACCCTCACAAACTGTGATGTACTTTCCAGGCTGATTGAACATGTGTTCACCAAACAGACCACACTGACCGAGAGTACCCTCAGACCAGAAGTCTTTGGTTTGTGTCTTGCGATACTTGTTGGCAAGATTGTTTCCATCCCCATCATAGTAAGGATACCTGTGTTCCGTAATGGTCTGGTTCTGTCTGGCGACCATGACACCATATCTTTTACAGGTATCCAGTGTTATCTTTCGGTCGGGTATGTCAGACCACACATAAGAATTGTCAGAGATGTTTCTGGTCTGGATTGGAACTACAGTGTTTTGGGTTGCCATTTTATCTCCGGGTATAACGGTGTTACATTTGTGACAGTATTCATGCCCATCATCATACAATGCATTGGCATTGCTTGACCCACATTTTTTGCAGGGTATATGTTTTATAAAAGTATTATCTAAATATTTTACCATTTTCCTTTACTCATGTCAAGGAGTTCCTTGCATAGTTCTTTTCTGTAACCCATGATCTCCTTTTCCATTGATACAAGTGTTTCGATCTTGTCTATTCTGTCCATCTTTCTCCACGCAGCCTTAAAAGATAAGGTGGGTTGAACCCTCTCTCCACTGCTATAGATTTCTAAGAGTACGTCCATTTTCATTCCCTCTTTTGATTGAATAAATTTTATCACTGCTGGCTCCCAGGTGCTGAGTGAGGCGCTCTCTGTTTTTGATTTCCTCTTCAGCTTCTCTGCGAGTTTTAAAACGCTTGATAACCACATCACCAAAATCTTTCTTTAACATCAGGTTCCACATAAAGCCCTCCATGATACATCAAATAAATTTTTCATCTCATTATGTATGTCAGTGGCTATGTCTCTTGTTTCTTTCTGGGCATCATCGCTCATTCTTAATTTACACACCCTTGCAAAGGCAGCAAGAGATCCAGACCAGAACCACTCAGTATTCATAGACTGAGGGAGTACACTGCGGGCCTGCTCAGGACACACACCAGATTTCAACATGAAGTTATAGGCATCTCTTGCGTGGCGTACTGCATCAGCATAGACATGCTGCATACTCTCCTGTTTGTCCACAGGTTCCTCACTTGATCCCTGCTTTTTGTTGTCTGCCTTACCTCTCCATACCAGTGGGGTCCAGAAGTCTGGATCGTAATCGACATAACGTCTGCTAATCTCATTCCATACCAGACCAACCTGGTGTTTCATTAACTGTCTTGCTACAAATACAGGTGCTTCGATCCTGAACTGTGCAAAGCAGTGACCGAAGGGCGTCCAGTGATTATGTCTTGCCAGATATCCTATCAGCTTTTCATCCTTCTCTGACAGGTTGCCTTCCAGGACACCACCAAAAGGGATAGCCTCCCATTCTGATTCCTTGTCAAAGGACACCCTTGCTGCATTGACAACAGTCAAATCACTTCCCATATGAGTGATAAGTTTAACAGTCATCAAAAGTATCAGACAACAGGTTTTCTATGAAGTCTTCCTTGTCCTGCATGATCTCATCCACCTCCAGCTTGGCGAGCTTACGAGACTCTTTTGGATCGTATCCTTCTTCAGAATACTGTCGAAAGAGATCTCGAAACAGTGTGCTTCTCTCCCTCTGCCATAAATTCTTAGCCATTATTCTTCCTCTAAGTCCTCAAAAAAAGTATCAATATCTTTAGGATCATTAACATTATAACCCTGATCTTTCATTAGGTTCCAAAGTTCCTTTGAATAACCATAAGCTATTCTGTTCTGATCTTCTTTTCTTTCCACATACTTCTGAAAGTTATATATCTTTTTCATAAAGTTCTATCCACTGGGATTTATGTTGGGCTTCCTGTTTTACTTTAGATATTTCTTTAAGTTGTTTCTTGATAGTTTCAGACTGTTCATCATTTATTTTTCTTAATTGTTTAACCTGTTTTCTCAGTACTTCAAGTTCATTCATAAGTAACTCCTAATAAGTTATTTAGTATACACCTATTTGTATCTCATGTCAATGTAAAAAATATGTTTACCTATCTGACCTAGCTCCATGAAGTTTTCGGCATGTCTCCAATGGGGGTTGACATAGGTTGCATGATAGTGGGTAGCACCTAGCGTAGCTTCAACTGAGACCCCATTGATTGCCATCTCAGCTATGGAGATAGACTTCTTCAGAGCATGTATCTCTTTCATTCTTTCGGGCTTTCCATCACACCAATAGGAGAACATACACTGATGTCTTACTGGTTGTCCTCTCCTGTTATATATTCCCTGATGCACTACACCACAAATGGTGTTGGGAAACCTCTCATCTCTCACTCTCTGAAGTACAACATTTGCAACCGAGAGTTGTGCTATCACGGGTTCGGATCTTGCTTCATAATATATAGCTTCAACCAGACAGTTAAGTTCACTGGCCTTAACCGTTGAAAACAATACACAAATTGTTAGATAGATGAGTGCCATTAACAATAATATTTTTCTCATTAGTGTATCCTCTGTATCTCTATTTCAAAAGGAAAACCAAACTCCAGTTCCCGTAGTCCAGACTCAGCCAGGAAGATAGCTGCTTCCTCCCTTGTCTGAAAGGTTTGAAGGGCAGTACCTTCCTGGTTTATCATGGCATCAACACCCTCGAAGCCTGCTTCTTTATCAAGCTGAACAATTATATAGCTCATTATTTTTCTCCACTTTTGGGTTAGGAAGGGGGGGAATTGAACCCCCCATTAGGTAGCTGTACCTACCTTGCTGCATTGTACAGACCTCCAGCACAACTACTTGTACCTTCGCAGGTTTACAGCATTCATTCACCAGACTTCCCATAATGTTTATTTATTAGCTCCACTTCTAGGTCGTTTCATAGATGTCGAGGCGTGGTACTCCGAGATATTGAATTGAAAAATATCCCG